AATCTTTGTTTTAGTACCAGCAGTAATCACAGGATAAACTGAGGTGAAGAAGTCATAAGCTATATTAGATGGTACGAAAGCAAACTCATCTAAAAATACTATGTTAAAAGAACCGGAACGAGCCGCTGAAGATGATGTTGAGTCAGCAATAATAACTGATTTATTTTCTAATTCAATACGACCTTTATTCCACTCAACGACACCTTGTTGCATCCACATAGGTAGATTTTCATAAGCCAATTGAAGTTTTTGTAGAATCTTACGAGCGGTATCGCCACGATTAGCAAGAACGGCAATTGTTTGAGCATCTTGGAATAAAATTGTCCAAAGTAAATAAGCAATGGCAGTAGTAGTTTTACCAACCTGACGAGGACATTTAGTGATAACAAAACGATTCTCATGGAATGTTCGTATCATATCTTTTTGAAAATCGTACATATCAAAAGGTACAACACCGTCATCTAGCGTAATAATTTTAATGTATTTGGCAAAATAGATAGGGTCACGGGAACATTTAATATATTCTTCCGCTTGTTCTTGAGTCCAGTTGATTGTGACGCCGACCTTTTTTAGTAGGGGGTTGTCACGGTAACTTTCTTTATTTTTTGTTGCCATCTTTGAGTAGTTTTGCCAATTCAGCGGTTGTGCCAACAAATATTGCTTTGTCAATATTGGTATTATTGACTTCTTTCTTATTATCCATATCACGCATCTCTTTTTGGATTTTAAGAAGTCTATCGTTAGCTTCAGTCATGTTTTTTAATAATGTAGCATACACTTCAAAAGCTCTTGGATGTTGACCTGCTTTAGCAATCTCCAATATTTCATGCATTGCTTCTTGGCCTTGGTCGAGTATACCTTGAAGATTTTCTTTTGACTGTTGATAAGCATCAATCAAATCTTCTTCTATATCTGGTTTTTTATAGTGAGTTGGCAAGACCTGTTTTTTTGGTTCTGGTTCACCAATTGGATTTACATCAAAAACATCACTTAAATTTTTATCAATATTATTCATAGTATTTTATATAGTATTAATTTACACCAAATCCTGAAATAAACCAAGTGTTTGCTTTGACCATCATTAGTGTTGCAACACCATAAGGAGTAACATTATGACTACCTGATATAGTATTTCCAGCATTATACAGAGATACACCTGTATTTGGATATACAGTAATATTCGCCAAAGGAGATGTATTTTGAGAAACAACCATTATGGTTGTACCATTGGAAAATGCTACATTAGCTGTTGTTGGAATATACAAAAATGTGTTAGATGATTGTGTGTAATATATGTATTTGCCGGCATCAGACAACTGTAAAACATAATTTGTTGTTTGAGCATTTTGTGGAACAATTTGTGCAGCATTGTTTGCAGCTGTAAATGCTGACTGTGCTAATACGTTTGCTGAATTAGCTTGATTATAAGCGTTTAATGCATTAGCTGATATAAGAGATTGTGCAACCGTTATACCAATAATTTCAGCACCTAAATTGTTTGCTGAATTATATGAACTTTGTGCTATAGTTGTAGCAGTATTTGATTGAGCATATGCCGCTTGTGTTAATGCTAAATCTGAATTTGCTAATATTGCAACTGCGTTAACGGTAATTGCAACATAAGATTCTGTTGCGGCTCTTGTACCGCCTTTTGTAACTCCGTCATGAACTGTAATTGCTTGATTTGTATTATCAATAATTAATTCGCCAGGAGAACCTGTAGTATTAGCAACTACTGTATTAGCATATCGTTTAAATTGTAACGTTCTTGACATTTTATGATCCTAAGTCGATTGGGTTTTCTAGTTCTTTATTTAAATCATCATTACCTAAAACTAATAATAAATCACCTGAGAAGTTATTTGTGTTTACCACAGTACTAATTGTATTTGGTACTTCATTAATTATGGTATTGTATGAATATAAAGTATTTGCACTAGCATCTGTTGGTGTAGTTATTGAAATAACTTGTGATAATCTTTGTGTTGGTAAATCATAAGAACTAAATGTGTAGTTAGCGTTTGTTACTGAACCAATTATAGGATGCGAAGATACAAAATTACCATTAATATTTGTTAAGGTTAATTCATTATTTATTGATGACCAATTTACTACTTTTGCGGACGCTGTTGATAAAGATAATGTAGATCCTTGATAAACAATTTCGCCTTGTTGATAAGTTCCAAGACCATTGTTTGTCATATTAAAATGTACAACATCCGCTGAGCTAATATTATTAATTATATTTGTAATAGAAGTATTAATAATTTTTGGTGTATTTGTTGCACCAAATATAAACCCTTTAACTGTAAAATCTAAAGTCCAAATAACCGTTCTTGTATCAGAATCTCTTGGGCCTTCGTATGTAATATCAAAATTTGTTGTATTCAATACAATAGGAACTTCTTTAATTACGCCTAATTCAGGAATAAGATTAATTTTAATTGTGTAATCTGGAGTAAAATAAGGTAAAATATGCTCAATAATTTGATGAGCGTCTTCAATATTTCTTGTATATAAATGTAAAGAATAATTAAAATTATACGGAACAGGATTATATTGTGCTACAACTCCCGAGCTAGTATTGTAAGCATTTTTAGTATTGGTAATTTGTTTTCTTGATGCATCATAACTCATGCCTGTCAATTCATATGACAGTCTTGGTAAAGTCATTTGAACTTTTTTGTCTAAGTTATAATCACTCTCAATACGTTGAACATATAATTCTTTTGGTGCATAAGCAATAGGGACAATAAATCTTTCGGCCTCAGTTAAATCTGGATTATAACGTACCAATGTAATTTTACTAAAAAGGTCGCCAAATCCTATTGTGAGTTTACGAATGATGTGGTTATATGATGACATTATATACTTCCAAATGAATTGTTTTCTGATGTATCAACAATCGTAGAAAATGAATTGGCAATATATTGATTATCATAATTCTCTTTATTGGATGGATTAGCTAACGGATCAAAATATCCTAAGTTATATTGAGCACCACTTACTTGTCCGTAAATATAATAACCATCTAAGAATTCGCCAGCAATATTTGTTACAGATAATGTATTTGAAGATGGTATCCAAGATTGTACGATAGCTACTGTGTTAGCATTAGCGTATGTGGCATCATTAGATTGATATACAATTTCTCCAATATTATATGTTCCTGTTCCCGCACCTGTATGAAGATGTAATGTATAGGCTGAATCTGTAACAACTGAATCGATTTCTGTTGTGCCTGTGTTGATAATTTCTTGTGAATACTTGAATTTTTCCAATTCTAACTCATAGAAGTAAGGCACTTTTCTACCTAACATAAAGAAATCTTTTGTTTGATTTGTAAATTTAATCTCAAACAATTCGCCAGTACCATTTAAGAAAGGTATATAAATTAAATCACCTTCCATTGGTCGAGTATATGTGTTTTGTGGTACACGTTGGGAGAATGTTCTTTTTGAAATAACCACCTGAACGGTGTTTTTAATTTCTAAACCAAACTTAGAAAAGAATTCTCTTTCGCCGCCGTATTCTAAAGAGTTTGAAAGATATAATTCAATTGGATAAGAGGCTTTAAATTTCTTAACTGGATCTTCACCGTATAATAAATCACGAGCCGCCACATTATCATTAGGAATATAGAATGATTCAAAACCCATAATGCGAATTGACTCTACAATGAGGTCCTCGATTACACGCTGTTCTGGTAATGAACCATAGTTATTAAAATAGTGATTGACTGGCATATTAGTTCATGAAAAATTCTAACGGCGCACCGTAATTCATTTCCATTTCTTTCTCTAATCTTTCAATTTCATCTGTGGCTTCTTTTTGAATAGTTTTACCATCTAAAGTAACACCACCTGGTAATTGTAGATTAGCAAACTTAGAAAGATTATTACCCCAACTTCTTTTAATCAGTTGTGTGGCATATTCTTTTAGCCAACGGTCGTTATATACGTGGTTATAAACACTTGGATTAATAGCTGCATATGCTTCGGCAATTACAGTAGTACCAACTGGTGCTTCTTGCGGACCCCAAGCCCAATCAATATAAAGTCTTTGCATATGTCTTTGGAATCGAATAGGAACTTCTCCAGTAAACATTAACTCTAATGAACGTAAGTGTTGTTGTGTAAGAGTATAGTTAATGTAGGACGCTGAGGTGAAGTCGTACAACTCATTTAAGCGTAATTGATATCTTAAATCAAACATATTGACACTAGACTGAGAGTCGGATACTGGAAATATGCGAGTAACACCAACAATTTCCATTGGATTACCATCAGCGTCTTTTGAATTGCTTAAATCTAAATATCTTTTATCAATGTCGGTTTGTTGCAAGCCTTTGATGTAATAGACTTTTTGTAGTCCATCAAAGTGATAATCTTGCCAATATTGTAAGGCATCATCAATACGGTCTTCCACTTGGTCATCATCTACGTTTATTTCGATGACAGGAAAGCCTAATCGTCTAAGACAATATGTTTTGAAATCGTTTCGATTGGTGATTGTGGCCATTAAATCCTCCTATATGGGAGGTATTTATATCTTGCCCCATTTAATCTTATTCCAGACTCTTTCATGAATCCAAAACAAAAATACTTTAGTCATTATCTCAGTAAGAGCAATGCCGGAGGCTAATAATATCTGACCAGTTACAAACCAAGACACCAAAAAGGTGTCTATGGTGCCTGTAATCCTCCAAGATACTGCCTTGGCTAAACTTCTAACCGATGAATCACTCAATTCCAAGGCTCTTTCTAATTGATGTGGCTGAAATTGAAGTTATAGTTGGTTCAAATTCTTCTTTTTCAATCTTGTAACCAACATCTCTACCATAGGTAATATTGACAATATTTGGTACAACCTGTATTTCGTATTGTCCTTGATACAATGGGTCTAAATCACGTTTAATGAATGATTTAACTTGTTCGATTGCAAAAGGATTAGAGCCTTGCCATCCTTGACAGTCACGAATTTGAATGACTACTTGACCTGTTTTAGAAATAGCACGCTCAAATAACGCACGATGGCCTTCATGCCATGGTTGCCAACGACCTAACATTTGGACTGTTTCTTTTTTCCAATCAAATACAGGACGTCTACGTTTATTGATGATATGGTCACCAATAAAAGCTGCCCACTTTTCTGCGTTTTGTTCTGTCACCCTAAAATCATAAACTTCTGGTGGAACAAAAGCTTTATTAGTATCTTCAAATCGACCTTTTTCAATAGTATCAACCCAAATAGTCCAATCTGCTTTGAAGTTATTTCTCATTTCAACCAAAGGTGCCACAAAGTCACAAATGACATAATCATTAAGTGATTCAAAAGCAAGTTGTGCCATTCTTAATGATTGGCGAATACGACCAGCTTCAGAAAAATCCCAATCATTATATTTTTTGCGAACTTCATCAGCGTTAATCCAATTTACAGTTGACCAAATAGGCATCATTTCAGAATATCTAACTGCACTTTCTTCCAAATACTCTTTTAGTGCTTTAGCTAAAAACGTTTTGCCTGCACCGGGTAAGCCCATAATAAGAATTTTTTGCATGATTATTTCACCTTTAATTCAATATCTGTAACAATTTTTTTGAAGATGTCATTGATTTCTGACTCATTAAAATCCATTAATTTATCATTGATACGATTAGCTAACATGTTATCTAACATACCAGATGCACGAATTGGTGCAAACTTTTTAACACCAGGTTTTTCGATAATTTGGAAATAATCTGGATAAGAAGTGTTTTTTGGAAATGTAGAACCAAAAATTACTGTACCTGGTGTACCAACTGCTCGAGCCATATGTTGTCCAACAGAATCTACACCAATAAAATAATCAATATTTTCAATTAAAGAACCCCATTGTCTCAATTCACAAGTATAGTTTATACTAAATGTATCTTGTGGTAATACAAATTGAGGTTCACCAAAGAAAATTAAATTATATTTAAGTGAAAGTTTTTTGGCTAAAGATAGATATGATTCAGAACTTAATGAGCGAGATTCTTCGTCATCAATTCTTGTAGGTTTTTGTTCTTGGGTTTGTTCCATAATTTTGGCACCACGACCAAAAGGTTGAATCATAACCGTCTTACTTTTCTTTTGTTTCTCTTTTAACTCTTTAATGGTGTTCAAAGAGAGTGTTGTTTCTGCTTTATTAAAAGCTAATTTAGCAACACCTAAGTTGGCATGGTCGGTTACTTTATTAATCTCTCTGTCGAAGGCTTCTGCCAAAGAAATTTCTTGTCTAAA